GTTTACGCGACGCGCCGCGGTAGCGACACCGGGCGATATTGGGCTCGACCCCGAGGGCCGGATCCTCTACCCGTCGACGAGCTCGCCGGCGATCGGCGGAACCTATGGGTCGCGCATGTACGCGGCCGCCAGAGCGTCGCGGCTCACGGGCGACTGGCAAGCAACAAACACGAGCGCCGATTCGGAGCTCTCGAGCAGCCTGACGCAGATCCGAGCACGTTCGCGCGCGCTTTGTCGCGATGTCAGCTACGCAAAGCGCGCGAAGCAGCTCGTCGTCAATAACGTCGTTGGCACCGGCATCGGAATGCAGGGGCAGGTTTACACGACACGCGACGAACTCAACGCGCGCGTGAACGACGAGATCGAGTCGGTCTGGAAGGAGTGGGGATACGCCGATCGGTGCCACACCGGCGGGCGTCTCGACTTCGCGCTGCTCGAGCGGGCCCTAATGGCGCAGGTATTCGAAGCGGGCGAGGTGCTGGTTCGAAAGCACTATCGTCGGTTCGGGGAATCGCAGATCCCGTTCGCGCTCGAGCTCATCGAGGCCGAGCGGATCGCCGACGACTTGTTCAAACCGTCATACGATCGCGGGCGCAACGAAGTCCGCATGGGCGTTGAGGTCGACGACTTCGGTCGGCCCGTCGCGTACTACATACGCAAGCGACACCCGGGCGAGCTCCGCTTCACGATGAACATGACGCCGGACGATATTGAGCGAGTGCCGGCCGAGAACATCATTCACCTCGCGTTCGGCGACCGTTGGCCGCAGACGCGGGGCGAGCCGTGGATGGCCGCGGTCATCCGAACGGCGCGCGATATGTCTGGCTATATCGAGGCCGAGATCACGCGCGCGCGCACGCAGGCCTCGGTCCCGTGGACGATCGAGACGCCGCAAGACGCGGCGTCGTTCGGCGTCCAACAGTCGGACGGATCTGTCGAAATGGTCGTTGAACCGGGCGTGTCGAAGCGACTGAACCCGGGCGAGAAGATGAACGTCCCGGCGATCGGCTCGCCGAACCCCCAGGTCGAGCCGTTCATGCGCTACCTGCTGCGCGACTTCGCCTCGGGCCTGGGCGTGAGTTACGCCTCGCTCTCGGCGGACTATTCGCAGGGCAACTACTCGAGCTCGCGGCTTGCGTTGCTCGACGATCGGGACGTGTGGCGCGCGTTTCAGTTCTGGTTTTTGTGCTCGTTCCGCGGCCCGGTTCACCGCGAGTGGCTGCAGCAAGCAGTGCTCGGCGGCGTGTTCACGACGTTCTCGGTCGCGCAGTGGGCCGTCGATCGCCCGAAGTACGAGGCGGTTCGATTCCGGCCGCGCGGCTGGGGCTGGGTGGATCCGACGAAGGAGGTCCAGGCCTTCAAGGATGCCGTCCGCTGCGGCTTTATGACGATGCAAGACGTCGTGTCGCAGAGCGGCGCCGACATCGAGGAGATCTTCGAGCAGCTCGAGCGCGAGCGCGAGCTCGCCGACGAAGCAGGTCTCATCCTCGACACGGATCCGGCGCACGAGCTCAAGGCGAGCAAACCGAAACCGGAGCCGCCGGCCGACGATGCCAAGCCCGAGGAAGAAGATCCCGAGGCGCCCGAGACGGATGACGAACCCGCGGCGCAGCGCGTCCTTTCGATAGCGAGGTAAATCTCCGATGACTAAAAAGGAATCGGCGGCAACGCCGAGCAGCACGCCTGCGCGTGAGTTTCCAGCGAAGCTCGCGCCGCTGACGCGCGACGTCGAGCCGGCCTCGATTCAACTGCGCAAGGAAGGCGACGTAACGAAGCTGACGTTCTCGCTCTCGAGCGAGACGCCGATCGAGCGGTGGTTCGGGACCGAGATCCTATCGCACGCCGACGGCGCGATCCGGATGGATCGAATAAAGCGCGGCGCGATGCCGCTGCTCTTCAACCACCGCTGGGACGATCCGATCGGGATGATCGACGACGCGCGGATCGAGGATAAGCGCCTCATAGTCGACGCGCATCTCTTCGCGACGGAACGGGCGAACGAAGTCCGCGCGATGCTCGACGGAGGCCTGCGGAACGTGTCGGTCGGTTACCGCCTGCACGTCGTCGAGAACGACCAAGACGAGGAGACCTACACGGCCCGCGATTGGGAGCCGTACGAGGGCTCGATCGTCACGATTCCAGCCGACCCGACGGTCGGCGTCGGCCGAGATCTCGGCCAAGAGCTCGAGGTGCGGATGGTCCGTGCCTCTATCGATGTTTCACAACAGCCGGCGCAAGCCGCAACAGGAGCAGTAGCTATGTCCAAAACGGACACCGCCGCGGCGGGCGCAAGCGCCGAGCAACAGATGAACGTGACGGCCCTCGATGCGGAGAAGGAACGGAAGGAGGCGATCATCGCACTCGCCCGCTCGTTCAAGATCGATTCCCGTGTCGAGGCGCGATGGATCGAAGACGGCACGACGCTCGCTCAGGTCTCGCGCGAGATCGAGAACGTCGTCGAGGAGCGCGGCAAGGCACGGCCCGCGGTGGCGGCCGAGATCGGCCTGTCGAAGAAGGACGCGGAGCGGTTCAGCATCTTCCGCGCGATCCGTGCGCTGAAGTTCGGCGCGCAGCATGGCCGGTTCCTCGAGGAGGCAGCCTACGAGATCGAGTGCTCTCGAGCCGTCGCGAAGAAGCTCGGCCGCGAGATGACGACGAGCTTCCTCATCCCCGCGGAGGTGCTGACGCGGCCGATGCCGGTCGACGTCCTGCAGCGCGCGATGGCGACGACGCCAGGCGCAAAGGGCGGCTACCTCGTCAACGTCGAGAACATGGGATTTATCGACATCCTGCGTAATCGTTCATGCACGCGCAACCTTGGCGCGCGCGTTCTCGCCGGCCTCGAAGGGAACGTCGTATTCCCGCGGCAGACCGGAAAGCAGAGCGTGACGTGGCAGGCCGGCGAGCATACGTCGGTCACCGCCGGCGACCAGGCGCTCGGTCAGCTCTCGATGGTGCCGAAGACTGCGATCACGATCACGGACGTCTCGGAGCAGTTGCTCCGTCAGTCGAGCCCCTCGGCCGAACAGTTCGTCATGGCCGACCTCGCCGCGGTCATCGCGATCGACGGCGTCGACGCGGCGGCGATCAACGGCACGGGCGGCGCGCAACCGCTGGGCGTGAAGAATACGACCGGCATCACGAGCGGCCAGGACGCGGCTACCGCAACATACGCGAAGATTCTCGCGTTCCCAGTTGCGGCCGGCGCGGCTAACGCGATCCGCGGGAACCCGGGCTTCGTGACGAACATCGCCGGCGCCGCGGTGCTGATGCAGAAGTCGCGATTCTCGAATACCGACACGCCGCTCTGGGAGGGCAACCTCCTCGACGGGCAGCTCGTCGGCTTCCGTGCGATGTCCAGCGAGCAGCTCGCCTCCGGGAACCTGATCTTCGGCTCGTGGGACGAGCTCGTCATCGGTGAGTGGGGCGTCCTCGAGCTCGCGACCGACTCGGGCGGCACGCGCTTCAACACGGCAACCGTCGGGATCCGCGCTATGTGGATGGTCGACGTCATGCTGCGCTACCCGCAGGCGTTCGTCGTCTCGACGAACTTGTCGGCATGAGAGTCAGGGCCCTCCGCGGGGTCTGCATCGGTGTCGGCCGGCATCTTCAGCCCGGCGACACCGAAGACCTCGACGATGCGACCGTTCAATTCCTCGTCAGCATCGGCGCCGTTGAGCCTGTCAAAGACGCACCGGCGCCGGTCGTCGAGGAGCCCATCAAACCACCGCCGGCGAAGAAGCCCGGCAAGAAGGAGTAGTTCCCATGCTTTTGAATCAAGCATCTGCAGCCACGGCGACGTCGCTGCTCGACGCCCTCTCTGCGGCCGCGACCGCGAACGCCACCAGCGGCAGCGGCAAATGGCTCGACGTGCGGCCGTATGACGGCGAAATCCTCGTCACGCAACAGATCGGCGCGGTGACGGGCAGTATCACCGGCAAGTTGCAGTCAGCAACCGACGCGAACGGCACGGGCGCCGCGGACATCACCGGCGCCACGTATACCGCGGTCAGCTCGGCCAACAATACGCAGACGATCGCCCTCGATCCGAAGAAGGTCGTCGGCGGGTTCCTGGGCTACGTCGGGACGATCGTCACCGGCCCGGCGCTCGTGAGCGTCGTCGCGGCCGGCAAGAAGCACGTCGTTTAAACGCGCGTGTTCGAAAGCGAGGCGGACCGTCTCGCTCTCGTCAGAGGCGTCGGCGGCGAGGAGTTCGATACTGGTCACGGGATGCTATGGGGCATCTTCGACCGGGAATACCGTGACTCCGTCGCCGGCGCCTTCGTCGTCGAGTCGAGCGAGCCGGTCATCAGATGCCGCACTTCCGAAGTCGTCGCGCACGAGCTAATCAAGAAGAGCGTCGTCCGCCGCGTGGCAGACGACACGACCTTCGTCGTGAAGCGCCTCGAGCATGACGGCCTAGGCATGACCGTCGTCTGGCTCGAAAAATGACGCACCGAGCAGATCAGATCATCGAGGCGATCGCGGAGCTCGTGCGCGCGCGTATGGAGCCTGACGGGTTCCACGTGTTCAAGCACCGGCGCGCGTCGCTCGCTCACGACCAGGACGAGCTCCCGGCGATCTCCATCGACGTCGGGCCGCGCGGGGATCCGTTCGGCACCGTCGAGTTTATGGACTGGACGCTCGTCGTTCCGATCACGGCGATCGCGGTCGGGCCCGAGGAAGAGGCGCGGGCGTTGGTCATCCACATGCAGCGCGAAGTACACATTGCGCTGATGGCGACGGCCGACACGGCGCTCGGTCTCGCGTTCGTGCACCAGACCGAGGATGCCGGATGGCCCGATGGGATCCTCGTCGACGCCGAAGGCGAGTCGCCGGCGTATGTCCTCGAGGCGAGCTGGGCCGTCAAGTTTCGCATGAGCCGGGCGGATCCCGGCGCATAGGAGTTATCAATGCCAATTTCGAAGCGTAACCAGGCGATCTTCGTCGAGATCGAAGCCGTCCCAGGCACCGCCGAGACGCTCATCGGCGCCGATGCGGTGCAGGTGATGAACCTGACGCCGAACCCCGCCGAGGATCTCCGGATGCTCGAGCGCGAGATCATCCGGTCTTCACTAAACCCCGAGAAGGCGGTTTACGGCGGCGCGCTGTTCGGCTTCCAGTTCGAGGTCGAGCTCAAGGGATCCGGCACGATCGACGGCCAGCCGCGCTTCGGCGATCTGCTACGCGCGTGCGGCATGGACGAGACGATCACCGCGTCGACTAGCGTGGTCTACAACCCGCT